GATGTTATCTATTTTGAAGATATGTTTCAGCCGGGCTTTGAGAGTCTGCCTTATATCCTTAATCAAGTTAGTGAGGCACATCGCCCTAAAATATATGTGCGCTGTCTTGCGCAGTCTATCGATCCTGATGACTTTGTTCACGTTTGGGGGATGGCCAAATGGATGGGTTCCTATGAGAAAATGGTCTGCGAAGCTGTTAGCCAGAGTGGTGGTGCGATCCTCGCAACTAATGAAGAAATGGTCATGAACATGAAGATTGCAGGTTGGGATGTACCAATCTACAATATCAGTGGTCTAGCATTTGGTAAGGATGAGGTTATGTCTCGTGTAGATAGGAATATTCCTTTTCATGATCGTAAACATCGTGTTGTATTCAGTGCTCGTTGGGATCAAGAAAAGCAGCCTGATTTTTACATGGATGTTATTGAAGCATGGGCTAAACGTCATCCAAACAACAGTGTAGAATTTGCTGTGTGCAGTGGTGCTAAACTGCGTAGCAATAATGATAGTTACATGAAACGTACACATGATTTAGTAGAGCGTGACCTATTACGTATCTATGAGGATTTAGAAAAGAATGATTACTATGATATTGTTAATAACAGTCGTGTTGTTTTTAATTGTGCTTTACAAGATTGGGTTTCAAACACCGTATCAGAGGCCGATGCTCTTGGATGTAATGTACTGTATCCAGCGTATCGTAGCTTCCCTGAAACTTTTAGTAACGATCCAGAAAGACTATACATCCCGTGGTCTGTAGAAGATGCATTAGATAAACTTGAAAAGTTATTGAAGAAACCACATGCTGATATTGGCAAAATCAGTGATTACAACAATGGAACGATTGATAGAATCGTTGACATTTTACAAGGCAATGGACAGAGTATGTTGAGAATGTCCACTGACTACAGAAAACATACCCGCGAATCTAAATATTAAGGAGAAAATTATGAGCGCACATCAAGATATTGAAACACAATTGGCTGCATACAATGCAGAGAACGCTAAGTTTGTAGCAGGTAATGCGGCAGCAGGTACTCGTGCCCGTAAAGCATTAGCTGAACTAGCTAAAGCAGTTAAGGCTCGCCGTAACGAAATTACAGCAGAAAAAGCCGCACGTGCTGAAGAAAAAGCTAAAGCAAAGTAATTTTGCTAAATATGTTGTAAGCTACACAACGGTAGCTTACATATCAAAACAAAACCATCACAAAGGAAGGTTATCATGAGTTATAATAAAACAAAAACAGATCCAGAGTTGGGTCAAAAAGTACACGAACATCTAGTCAAAATGGGTGTCGAGACACCTACATTGCCGAACAATTTAGATCGAAAAGATAAGATTGATAGAATTGAAGAACATTTCACTATCATTATGCAATATCTTGGATTAGATTTGTCTGATGACAGTCTTATTGAAACACCAAAGCGTGTTGCTAAAATGTATGTCAATGAAATCTTTTGGGGGCTAGACTATGAGGCATTTCCAAAGTGTACGACTGTCGATAACAAGATGCATTACAACGAAATGGTCGTTGAACGCAACGTTAATGTCCAGAGTAACTGCGAACATCACTTTGTTATTATTGACGGTCTGGCCACTGTTGCTTATGTTCCTAAGCAAAGAGTCCTCGGACTTTCAAAAATTAATCGTATTGTCGAATATTTCTCTAAGCGCCCTCAAATCCAAGAGAGACTTACAGAACAAATCTTCCACACTCTCCAATTTATACTGGAGACTGAAGATGTTGCGGTAATGATTGACGCACAGCACTATTGCGTAAAATCACGCGGTGTAGAAGATACAGGCTCAAGTACAGTTACTTGTCGTTTAGGTGGTGGATTCAAAACAGATCCAGCCGCAAGACAAGAGTTTTTACAGATTGCTAACAAGGGTTGCAAATGAGTGAAATTATTGAAGATACTATTAGTAGAAATAAAAAATTTCAAGAAGAAAGAACTCGCAGGTTAAAAAGAATGCGAGAACTTAAAGCACCTGATATCATAATTCAAACTGAAGAAATGATATCAAAAATGACTATAGCAGAATATAAAATCTTCTGTCAGCAAGCCGAAGAAGAAGATAAAAAAGTTAAAGTAGAATACGCTAAAAATAATCCTATTCAAAAACATATAGTCGATGAAATTTATGATAGGGAAAGTAAACTCTCTTATACTTTCTTCACTTACTCATCTACTGTACAGTGGACAATGGCTATTAATCCTTTGAGTTTTATGAGTGCAGATGATTACGACAATGATTTATATCAAACTTTTTTAGACCATGCTCAAGAACTTTATCAAGAAAGATTCAAAGAAAAATGGAAGGCTGAAGAATGAATTTATTAATCATTATTTTAGTTATCGCAATCATTGTGTCAATCGCTCGTATGTTACCAAAAAGCAATTGTACAGGTAACTGTAATCAAGGTCGCAACTGTAATTGTGTTACAAAGGAATAAAAATGGGATTCAGAAAACCAATGGACTATAATAGTGTTAGTCATCAAATTTATATGGCAGGTGTAGAACTATACAGTCCTTACAACGACGGATACGTTCAATTTGAAATCAAAAAAGACTTGTATAAACTCAAGTGGTTGATTGATGCAATGATGAAGGATAGTCCTGAGTTTGGCGGTGAGCAAGAGTTTGTAACCGAACATGAAAAGACTATAATGTGGCGAACACTGACAAAATAAGACTCATGAATAACATGACGAAAGAGGAAGCACGTGCTTTCATTCGTAAGGTTATGGGGCCTCCCAAACGAACGTTAGAAGGACAAGAGAAAGAAAACATGTTAACAGTGTTCCGTCTTATCGAACCTGTAGAAACTACTAACAATCAAAGATCGTTTACAGAAGAATATGTTCACGCAGGTAAAACATATTACGTTCATTACTTTGGCAGTGAAACAGAAGTAGAAGAAGTATTACCAGATGATATTCAATAAAGTTAAAGAATTAAAAGAGCAAGGTAAAAAAATTGGCATAACATTTAGTCAATTTGATATGCTACATGCAGGTCACATTGCTATGCTTGCAGAAGCAAAAAATCATTGCGATTATCTAATTGCAGGACTACAGACAAATGCATCAATTGATCGCCCGGACACTAAAAACCCACCTATACAATCTATTGTCGAACGTCAAATTCAGTTGGCAGCGTGTCGTTACGTTGATGAAGTGGTTGTGTATAGTACAGAGCAGGACCTCGTTGACCTCTTACTCATATTACCGGTGGATGTCAGAATCCTTGGTGTCGAATATGCCGACAAGGAGTTCAGTGGTAAAAGTGAGTGCGAGCTCCGATCCATCGATCTTGTCTTTAACGGTAGAGATCACTCCTTCAGTTCCAGTAGCCTACGTAAACGTGTCTATGATAGCGAAACCAAAAAGCGAGGTCAATAATGAATGATTTTATAAACAAGTATAGAATCAAGCATGTAAGAGTTGCTAAAGACTATCATACTATAGATTACGGGTACACACTCGGTTCGACTATTAGTTACAGTGGTCGTGAAGATTTTATTGAAATGGAATTACCCCGCAGTGCATTTGAAGAACTGGTTAATATTGATCATACGATTCATGATTGGGTACAAGAGGAGCGTAACGAAGAATACCTACGTAAAATGCACCCGGCACTTAGGGAAGCATATGATAAATACCGAATGCTCCTAGAGATATATCGGTAATCAAATAGCGGTCTTGGCGTCATTCCCGCTTTACAAACTCTGCCGCCTATGCTATAATCAACATAGGAGAAAATAATGGCAAATCAATCAGTAAGTTACAAGTACACAAGTACTAAAGAGTATCACGATAGCTTCCCTTGTGCTTATCGTCAATGGAGAGCAGATAGTCACTGCAACATGATTCATGGTTACAGTTTCAGTATGAAGTTCTATTTCGGTACAAACGATCTAGATGTTCGCAATTGGGCAGCAGACTATGGTGGACTAAAAGAATTGAAAAAGATTCTTGAGGATCAGTTTGACCATACTCTATTAGTCGCACAAGACGATCCCGAACTTGAAACATTCAAAATGTTACAAGAAAAGAAACTTGCTAAACTAACTATTCTTCCACGTATCGGTTGTGAGAGTTTAGCAGATATGCTTTACAAGTACGTCAATGGTGTTTACATTCCTGATATGTGGGGGTTAGGTGAACACAATCGTCTATGGTGCTATCGTGTTGAAGTGCGTGAGACACAATCTAACATGGCATATCGTGAAGGTCACCGTGAATGGAATGAGGATCTGTTTGCATGAGCGGGCGCTTCCTTTCACCCAAGGACCTAAGTGCTGCCAAGCATGAACGTGAAATAGTCAACAGTTTGCTTAAGCGGGGCAAAGTAAAAGCCGCAGAGCGTATTGTTAAAGAGTATCACATTGTTTGTGGTTGCGGTGTAGAAGGATGCATTTTCATTCACCTACAGCGTGACGAAACTGAAGAACAAAGAAAAGAACGTCTGGGGTATTAATGAAGCGACTTTGGCGCATTTGGGCAAAGGCATTAGGAGAGAAAGCAGGTAATACGGACACTGAGTCTGACCGCATTGCTTTCATCCGTACTCTTATTGTGTTATCATATATTACAACAAACCTGTTTATCGTAGCAGGTGTTATACGGCATTGGTAAAAATGAACAAATTAAAAATATCAGAATTATTTTATAGCATACAAGGTGAAGGTCGTCATATGGGTGTACCAAGTGTGTTCTTACGCACGTTTGGTTGCAACTTAAAGTGCGCTGGTTTCGGTATGCCAAAAGGTAAGTTGAGTGAAGAAAGAATTAAAATTGCTGAGTCTAGCCAAAATTACAAAGATTATAAATCCCTTCCGCTTGTCAGCACGGGATGTGATTCTTATGCATCTTGGGACCCTAATTTCAAACATCTTAGTCCTTACTATGATACCGGCGATGTTGTTAGTCGCATTATGGATATACTGCCATTCAATGCTTGGCATGATGAGCACTTGGTTATCACGGGCGGTGAACCGCTTCTAGGATGGCAACAACTATATCCTGAGTTGCTAAGTAATGAAAAAATGTTGAACTTAAAAGAGTTAACATTTGAAACTAACGGTACACAACCATTAGGTGAAGAACTTAAAAAATATCTACAGACTAAGTGGCATAAACAAAAGGGAATTGAAACAGTTACATTTAGTGTAAGTGCTAAACTCTCTAGTAGCGGTGAAGATACGAAAGAAACTATCTGCCCTGATATTGTAGCAGAATACGAAATGTATGGTCACACATATCTTAAATTAGTTGTTGCAACAAATGAAGATGTTGAAGAAGCATTAGAGGTGGTTAACACATATCGAAAGAACAATTTCTTTGGCAACGTGTATCTAATGCCAGTCGGTGGTGTTGAAAGTGTGTATAGTTTGAACAATCGTAGAGTAGCAGAACTTGCTATGAAACATGGATTGCGCTACAGTGATAGACTTCAAGTACCGTTGTTTAAAAATGAGTGGGGCACTTAATGACACAAGTTATAATTACACGAACACAATTTGAAAGACTCAAAGAAGTATTTGATATGTACGACAGTGTAGATCGAATTGTATGGAAGCAAGAATCACTCAGTGGTATTGGTCCCAATGTCACGATTGAGTTTGACCCAAAAGAATCTGTCAAAATAGATATAACAGATGTGGAGAGTTGGTAATGATGGATAAAAGATATGGAGAGTTGGTAATGATGGATAGTTTTGTTTCTCACCATCGAGAGGATGATTGGGCTCTTAACCGAGTACAAGATTGGCAATATAAATTATGCTGGAAACCACACACCTGTTTTCTTACTGGAAAACAACTGTGGGGTAAACATGCTTATCACGGTACTAGAATTATTACTGGCCCCGGTGTTCCGATTCATGAAGACTATTGGATTGGTAAGAATGAATTCGTGATTTGGAAATTAACAAAATGAGAACATACGATAAACGAATTGCATTTTTAATCAGCGATCAGCACTTTATTCCTCACGGTGGCATTGGTAGCTTCTGTAAGAGTTTTACTGAAATGTGTAGTAGATTGAACTGGAAGGTTGATATTATCTTGGACAAGATACCTAATAACGATGATTTTCAAAAGTTGATCGAAGGTGCCGGAGCAAATGTGATTTTTCCACCCAAAGCAGTGTCAGTTAGGCCCGGTGTAGTAGAAGTAAAAGCTGAATCAGCTTTACCGTATGACGATCACACCTCTACTTTTTCGTTCAGTGACACTATCAATTTTGAAAAGATCATTAACTTCCGCAAAGCAATAATTAAAGCGTTTGAAACCAATGCGTATGACATGATTGTGTGCAATACACAGGAAGCAATGACTGCGGCTTATGCAATGACTATCAACAAGTACATTCCGGTAGTGTTCTATACTCACTTACACAGTATGATCTTCCGTGAAAGTCAAGGCAGTGATGTGTTCTTGGATAGTTATCACAATTTCTATAACAAGCATATGGAATTCACTGATATCATCATCGGTACACAAAGTCAAAAGAATATTGATGAACTCACTAAGTATGGTGCAACTAACTGTCAACTATTGCCAATGCCCATGAGTGAGCGAGGATTGCTTGAGTCGTATACAGGTGAGAAAAAAGGTGTATTGTTCATCGGTCGTTGGGAAGAAGGCAAGAACCCTGAAGCATACATCAGAGTCATGAAGGAAGCAAAACTGCCATGCAAAGTAATGACTAACAGTAATGGACAAAAGAAGTTCGAAAAAGCTTTCGCTGAAGCCGGCATTACTGATTATGAAATCAAAGCAGGTATCACTGGTCAAGAGAAAGTAGATTTCATTCGTAGTTCTAGTGTATTCTTTATGCCCAGTTTACGTGAGAACTATCCTTTCGCATTCTTAGAATGTCTAGGTCATATGCCATGTGTTGTATTAGATACACAAGATTGGTCTGATAACTTTCACAGCATATTCTATCACAAAGTACACATCACGAATGCCGCTGATACAATAAAACAATTATATGGCATAGATCAACCATCGTTGGCACTTGATTATGTCAATCAACTTGACAATGAAGTTGCACAGAAGTGGGTCAAGTTCCTAGATGAATTTGTAGGGAAACGTAGTAATACTAACTCTGCAAAAATCAATACATACGAAACAATCAAATATAGAGATTATATCAAAGAATTAGAACGCAAACACTTAGCACGTGAAGATTTTGAAAGTGTATTGTCAAACAAATATAAGTTTATCAATGTTTGGTATACTGACAATGATACTTATTTGAGCAAAGACCCAACATTTAAACCACAGGAGGAAGAAACAAACGAAAGTTTGTTTGAATGGCAATGAAGAAAATTTTAATTACAGGTAGCTCAGGCTACATCGGTTCACATCTATGTGATCTATTAGCAGGTGAATATGAAGTACATGGACTTGATATCAATGACCCACAAGTAGAGATTGACAAGTTTTATAAACTGGATATCAACAAGCAGTTCTCAATTGAAGGTATTGAGTTTGATGCAGTTGTGCATTTGGCTGCATTGGTCAACGTAGGTGAAAGTCAAGAACGACCTATCAGCTATTATATTACTAACTTGAATGGTACAATGAATGTCATGAACAAAGTAAAGACAAAAAACTTTATCTTTGCTAGTACTGGTGCCGCTCAAGATTGCATTAGTGCATATGGTGTTAGTAAACGTGCCGCAGAAGATGTAGTTCGTTCATACACGAAGATGGCGGAAGCAGACTATACTATCTTTAGATTTTACAATGTTATAGGTACTACAGTTGTTAAGCCAACTAATCCCGATGGTTTGTTCTACAATCTAATCAAAGCTAAAGACACTGGTTCTTTCACTATCTATGGCACTGATTATCCAAACACTAGTGACGGTACTTGTGTTCGTGACTATGTTCATGTAGAAGAAATATGCCACGCTATCAAAATGGCTATTGAGAAGCCCGCAAACAAAACTGAATGCTTAGGACATGGTGTGGGATATACCGTACAAGAAATGTCTAGTATCTTTCAACAAGTCAACGATTGTGATTTTGATATAATCAAAGGACCACGCAGAGACGGTGACATTGAGTACTATGTACTAGAAGATGTAAGTCCATATATGAAGAACCTCTACACTGTAGAGGATCTTTTGAGAATTGACTAATTAGTGCTTCAACAGTAGGGTTGATATAATGTTAGGATCGTTAGCACTGATATCACCCTCTCCCGGAGCTACAATGACATTGTACTTCATCCCTGCAGGGATAGACTTACGCTTGGCCATGTATTCATTGTAATCTAAGATTGAGTTCGCACTGAGTCCATACTCACTAGCCAATCTTTGTTTTAGTTCAGGTAACTTGTCAGGTTGTACTTGCCATTGGCCACTCGACCCTTTAACTAAGTTCTTTTTTTCATCCTTAACTAACAAGTCTTGGAACAATTCATCTGGAACAATGCGACTGTTCTTAGTTGTATCTAAGTTAGCATCTTTTGCTTTAACTTGTTTCTCTTGACTTGTATTAGCACCTTCACTCCAGTTGATAATGAAGTTAGGTGGTTTCTGTGCAAGTGCGGCACCAGCCATCTTTGTATAAGCATAGAACTTAACATCAGGATGCTTTGCAGCCATTTTCAATGCCATGTCTAAATATTCTGGGCTAAAGAAGTCGCCGGCGTCATGCCAGCGAATAGTAGTTTCCCAACCATTAGGGAATTTCTTGTCGCCTTTTTTACCTGCTGCCTCTTCTTTAGCTATCTCACTACTTAACTGATTGAAGAAACCATCTGGGTCATTCAATAGATATGTTAGTATTCTGCCATCGCTCTGCCAAGCGGCTTTGAACTGAACTTTACCACCTTTCATAGCGAAACAATCTACTTTACATGAACCAGCACCTGGACATGTGTTAACAATAATTAGATTGTTAGTTTGTTCGTCTACTGCGATACCAGTCAATGCGGCGAAGCCAACGTTGAAGAATTGTTCAAACTCACCGTTACTGTGCTTCATCTTTTCATTTTGCTTTAGTAACGCTTTTGGGCGTTGTGATAATGATTGCTTAATCTTATCTTCATCATAAGTCTTACCATCTGGGCCCAAGTATTCAATGATACTTGAACGATGGACATAAGGCATCTTGTACTTGTCTGACTTTGTTTTACCAGAGACATACTTCTCATTGCCCTTTTTGTCTAACTTAATTTGACCAGTCTTCTTATCAATATCATCAGTTCCTTTGATACGATTCATGTAGTCTTGGAACTCTTGACCTTTCAAATCTCGGGTACTTGCTGGTAGTTTAGTTGCTTCATCTAAACCAGATAGTTTACGAATTCTTGATAAGTTTTCTTCGCCTTCCGCCACACCTTCCTCGTCATCTTCCTTCATTTTATCTAACTTTTCAGAAAACTTAGGACCTTTACTAGGATTATAAGTCATGTCACGCCAATCTGATTGGCTCGGCATGTCACCGGCTTTAGCAACGAATTGCTGAGGTGTCATAATTTGAATACCCTTAGGTGCTCCGGGCATTGATGGCTCTGCGCCTTCTAATAAATGTTGAATTCTCATGTTTATTTCCGTAAAATTTGACAATAAATACGATTTATTGTACACTATGTAATATTTATCACTCTGGACTATTATGCACTCTTTTGACATTACTACTAAACGTATCGGCTTTGCTTGCAAATGGGCTGAAATCAACAAAAAAGGCGAGATTGCTAGCACCGAGGGTCTTAATACAGGTGGCACTACATTAGCATGGGCTAACCGAAATAAACGTTCACTGGTAGAAGAAAAAATAATTGACGTTGCAAAAACCAACATTCTCAATACACACGCACTAGTCAAAAAGGTAGCCGCTCTACCCGAACCACTGCGTATGTTGCGTATCACTAGTGACATGTTCAGCTTCTACACCCATGATGACTACAAAGACTTTTGGCATCAGCCCGACATTCAATCTAGTCTTGAACGCTGGATGGCTCCAATCGGTGAGACTGCACGACAAAACAATGTTCGTTTGTCGTTTCACCCTGACCAATTTGTAGTTCTTGCGAGTGATCGTCCTGAGGTAGTAAATAAGAGTATTGAAGAATTTGAATACCATGCTGACATGGCTAGATTTATGGGTTACGGTAAAACCTTTCAGGATATGAAAATCAACGTTCACATTTCCGGTAGAAAAGGTCCTCAGGGTATCAGAGATGTTTATAGTAGACTTAGCCCCGAGGCAAGAAATACACTTACACTAGAGAATGAGGAATATACACATGGACTATCTGACTGCTTATCATTATCTGATCTCGTGCCTACGGTCATGGACATCCATCACAATTGGATTCGTGAGGGAAATTATATTGCCCATAATGACGACCTTGTTAAACAAGTTATTGATAGTTGGCGCGGCGTACGTCCTACTCTCCATTACAGTGTTTCTCGGGAGGACATACTTATCGGACATGACATCAATCAATTACCCGATCAGGAAGCTTTGATCAAAGCAGGATACAGTAAACAAAAACTTCGGGCACATAGTGACTACTATTGGAACGAGGCTGTGAACGATTGGGCATTGACATTCTTAGACAACTTTGATATGATGTGTGAATCAAAGGCAAAAAATCTTGCCAGCTTTAAATTATACGAAAGATACAAATGTTTGAAAAAATAAAGAATTTATTTAAGAAACCCGAACCTGTTAAGGAACCTGTTAAGGAAAAGAAACCTCGCAAGGTTAAGGAAAAGAAAGTTGCACCTGAACTTACTGCTAAAGAAAAAGCAACGGCAGCAGGCGAGCCTTATGTTAACATCATTAAGATGGAAATAGATCCTAAGGACATTAACAGTGGCTCAGTAGAACTTGATTTCAACGATAAATTTGTATTGAATCTAATTCGTGCAGGTTATAAAATGAAAGAAACTGACACCGACAATGATATCGTGGATCGCTGGTGGACTAATTTATGCAGAGCAACCGTTTTGGAAACCTTTGAACAGGAAATCGCTGATCCCAACAAACGGACTCCCGGAGATGTACGCAATGTAGTCACTCGTGACTTAGGAAACGGGCGAACTGAAGTTAGCTAAAAAGTGTTGTAAAAATACAACAAAATTAAAGTTGACAATAATCTAGTGCGGGTGTATAATAGAGACTTATCAACTTAATTCAAGGTGTTTTTCATGGTCAGTAAAGTAAAAGTTCTTGACGCACAAGCAACAACAGTAGTATCTAACCTATTAAAAGGAAAAGTCAAAGTGACTACAACAAAGCCAACACGCACAACAACTGCAAAAGCTATCAAGAGTGCATTCCCATTAGTATTTAAAATTACCAAACGTGACCCAAATGATTTCCCGATTGAGAATATTTTGGAGCGTGAAGTTGACGAGTATCGTGAAAAGTATGTAGAAGAACTATTGGCATCAATTCAAACTGAAGCAAATGATGCATACCATCGAGGAGTTGAGCGTTATCAAAAATTGGGCAAGACATTTAAAGCTGAGTTTTACCCTAAGGTTACAGAAGTTGAAATTGGTAAGCTAAAGTCTGACGAAGATATTAACCGTGAACTTGATGTGGCCCATGCTACTGATATTTTTGTAAACTACGATGAACAGTGCTTCCAACCTGTTTATTGTATCAAGACCCCCGGCAAAGATGAATGGACTATTGTTAACGGTCAGCACACTGCAACTTCAACAGCGGCGATTGTTGAAGGTGGGTTTATGACGATTAACGGAAAAAAGGTTCTTCCTAAGAATTGGAAGAAATTTAAGATTCTTGTTATCTATATCGAAACACATGACCGAAGCACCGCACGTGAAGCATTCGCATTGTTGAACGGCGAAATGAGTAAACGCATTGATGTGTTTGACAAGTGGAAACAACATTATTTGTCCGTACGTTTGGACAATAGTGCAAACCCAGTTTACAAGCACACTTACAATTTGATTCAAATTTTGAAGCAATATAACTGTACACCTCTTCCAGCTGACCACGATGATATCGGTGAACCCGGAGCAATTAGTCACTTGGCAGGTGTTGAGAGTTTGGCGCCAACTGCTGACTATAGTAAGGTGACATTTGTTTTTAGTACACGTGATAAATTTTGGAACAATTTATCAGTTGATAATGCTGAGTTAGGGTTTTATGGTACATTGTTTGATTTTGCTCAAGTTGAAAATGTTGACATGAACAGTTCAGATTGGGATCAATTTTTAAATGACTTGCATGCCACTGTTCAAGGTGTGTATCGTACTATGAACAAGTTGAAATCAAATGCTTCTAAGGCATTCAAGCAATATCGTTTTGAACAATTTACTGATAAAGACGGTAAAGGTGCAGGATTTACGTTGTCATTGTACTTTGCATATCAAGCATATATTAAATTGGGTGGTAAATTTGTGATTAAGGCTCTTAAAGACTTGCATGTTCACAAAGGTGTAGATGCATTGCAATATTTGGAAGCAAAACAAATTACACAAATCAATGCTCATGCATCAGCCAGTGATCAAATTGTAAAACGCTCGATTCAACTTCCAAAGAAAGTTAAGTAATTATGCACGATTGGATCTTCTTTTACATTATGGTAATGAGTCATAATAATAAGGTAGGATTTGGAATTACAAAAAATCCCGAGAGAGTGGACGACTATACCGCCCACTGTCTTGAGGATCAATGCTTTATGTTTTTGTTTTATGGTCCTGAGGAAGAGATTGAAGATATCGAGGACGCATTTAAACAAAAACATCGTAAGATCCTTATCAAAAAATTAAAACGTAAAAAGTGGAGACTTGAAGGCATCGACCCAAAAGAATCATCAATGACTGCCGGTGATGTTAAGAATTGGGTAGAAAAATTTATCGTAGATAATAAATTCAAAACTCAAAGAATACAAGATAACTGGTTGCCATACAGTGGTGACAAACGAGTGTCCAGAAAAAATATCACTATCAGTCCTGAACTTTACTTAGAGACAATCAACTAACTTGACAAAAACTAAATAGTAGTATATAATAGATACATATCAACACATACCTACTTTCAAAAAATGAACTATGCTCTCATCGATACTGCCAACACTTTCTTTCGTGCCCGTCACGTTGCATCACGCAATAGTGATCCGGAAGAAAAAGCGGCTTTCGCACTTCATCTTACCCTCGCATCAGTCAATCAAGTGGTTCGTAATCATAAAATTGATCATGTAGTGTTTATGTTAGAGGGTCGTAGCTTCCGTAAGGACTTGTATGAACCCTACAAAAAGAATAGAATTGTTGATAGTCTTTCTCAGACTCAGGATGAGGTAGATGAAAATGCCATGTTCTGGTCTACTTACGAAACTTTCACAACTTTTCTTAAGGAAAAAACTAACTGTAGCGTATTACGTCATGAACAGGCCGAGGCTGATGACTTGATTGCACGATTCATTCACTTACATCCTGATGATACACATTATATTATTTCTACTGATTCCGATTATGTTCAGCTTATTAATCAGAACGTGCTACAATACAATGGTGTCACAAATGAACTTATTACCCTCAATGGATATTTCAAAGATTCAGGTAAGCCAGTAATTGACAAGAAAACTAAAGAACCCAAACTTCTCGAAGACACCCCCGAATATCTGCTATTCAAGAAGATCATTCGGGGTGATGCGGGCGACAACGTATTCACTGCGTACCCCCGAGCACCCGAAAAAGGTTCTAAGAATCGTGTAGGCATTCGTGAAGCATTTGATGATCGTGACAAGCAAGGCTTTAAATGGAACAACTTCATGTTGCAAAAGTGGATCGACCACAATGGTGTCGAGGTGTGTGTACGTGACGCATACAATCGCAACCGTATGCTTATTGATCTTACTGCTCAACCCGAGGACATGAAACAAAAGTTCGACCAACGTATTCGAGAATCTGTCAGAGTAACTACTACTCCGCAAGTGGGAGTACATTTCATGCGCTTTTGTGGGAAGCATAATCTTGAAAAAATCTCACAAAATGTTGAGGCTTTCAGTAAGTGGCTTAACACACCATATACAGGACAACTTAATGAACACTAATTTCACTGCAATGGAAAATCGTTTCAAAGAAATTCAACGGGACGATGAACACTTTTACATGACTGATGGTATCAAAATAGTACCACGTGCAGGTTTAGAAATTTCAAACCAATGTCCATATGAGTACAAGTTGATTTTAGCCAATTGTATTGACAGAGGCTGGGTAAAACCAGTAGCATACGTAAAAATCAAAGAATTGATTTGGGAAGTATTAGAGCAATGAAAAAGATTTATTACATTAAAGAAGGACACAAATATGTTCCAGTTGCAGAATATGATAACGAACTTATGGATAGCTTTTCAAAGGGCACTCATTTGGTTATGGTTTATCCCGGAGGCACTAGTCGTAGGTTCAATATCGATCCTAACTATGCGGCTATGATTGCCGCAGGGCGTGTTGCCGAAGATGCGATATGCAAAGCTATCAGTAAAGCAAGCGAACTACGGCCCCAACGAACACTTATCACTCCTGGGCAAAAGAAAGCATGGGAGAAGTTAGCTAAAGAATTAGGTAATGAACTTGCTACACTAAATGGATTGTCTATTCGTGATTGTGCAGAGGCAGGCGTAAATGCTATGATGGAAGAGGCAACCAATTTGATGGAAAATCCCGCTGTCAAAAAGGCATACGAACATTTCTTGTTAGTATGTGAGTTGACTAAAGAAAATAAATGAAAACAAGGGAAGAGATAATAACGTCAATGTGTTACACGTATCGGCATGACTATGGGTTAAACCGCAGTGATGACGATGCACCATGGGTGGCAGGCATGACAGAATTTGAACGAAAAGGATTGTGGCAAACAATGGCTCATATATTTGATAACAATATTGCACCACACATGAATCCTAAAAAGAAGAAAGGTAAAAAATGATTGATTTTAGACTTAGTATTAAGAACCCATTCAAGCATTCTGAGTGGCGTAATCTTTATCAAGGTGAATGGATGATTACAAAGAATAAAGTTTTTGAGATTGGATTCTTTAATTACAGATATCGCCTATTTGAATTTCACGTTGATTTAAATTGGTTTGGAAGTGATCACGCTGGTCCTGAATTCAACCTTAATATACTTGGATACGAAATGCGTCTTGCATTACGTGACACTAGACATTGGAATCATGAAGAAAACAAATGGCATATATATGAGAATGGAACACACACAAATGAATGATTTAATTGCAAAACCTATTATCAAAGACCAGTTTTGGATAGTGACAGATGGTCAACAAAAAGTCGGTAACGTAATTGCTGAGGGGTCTGGATTTAATTTAAAGATCAACGGTGTTAGTAAGCATTTTCAAAACACCAATGAACTAAAACGTAGTACTAGAATTCAATTTCAACCATTGAAAACAAATAGAACTAAAACAGAACTGCCTTTTGCAAATTATCCAACTAGCGGTAAAGTATATAACTCTATGCTAGATATTAAACGTAGGTTGCATTTGTATACCAAAACTGTTAAAAGCAAGTGTTACTATGCATCTGGTTGGTTCGCTATCAATCAAAATGGCACTTTTGAAACAATATTATGTCCAAAATATATCTTTGTTCAGCGATATACGTATTACGGTCCTTTTAAAACTGAAAACGAAGCAGAAAACATGATAAATAGTCTATGATAAACATCAAAAGGTTTATAGATAGGGTTTCTATGATAGAAAGTAAACAAGGTAAAGACTTTGTTATGCCAATAATTGAAGCACGTGGACTACGTGATGAATTGGCTAAAATCCTTGTAGACCAATACCAGATGAACAGCGAGAAAAAACCTGATGAAGAACCTATCATTAAGGTAGAAATTAAAGGCGGAAGTTTTAAATGAGTAGATCACAACCCAAAGTCTTACTAGAACTAGTAGACAAGAAAACATATAAATGCGACCAAGTAGTCGAGGCTGCTGGCATTTGGGCTGTGTTTTACGACGGACAATCTATTAACCTAAAGTCACAGCATTACCTAGATAATTTAGCTACGCCAAAGTACAAAAAAACAAGTTTTAGTAATCCGGGACATGCACGTAATTTATGTCGTAAATTAAACTCACAATTTAAAACTGATAAGTTTACCGTAGTGTTTATGAACTCGGGTAGTGTGGTGTACCCCGATGACCAACAAGTCAACTAAGCAGAAAATAACTGAAGCTGTATTATCTGAGATTCCAAAATCACATAGAATATACCACGAGCTACCAATTGAAGATGTAGTTTTCAAATGGTGGCAAACTGGCAGACAAGAAGGCCTGCGTTTGACCGAAGCAGGCTTAACTGCCTTTCAATTAGCAGAAATAGAATTCTATGACTATGAGTTTAAGCAAGATGGGCAAAGCTATCACAACTTTGTGATGGAACTAAACAAGAAAATAAAATGCCCATACTACATAGGCGTGAATCAAAAAGAAAAGACCAAATCGTTCTATATAAGAATCTTTGATAGTAAAACAGCAATGATGCTAGGTCTATATGGAAACTTACAAGATTATCTAGCATCAGTAAAAATAAAAAGATAACTTAATACCAGTGACCTTCATTACGCATTCGTTTTATGAAAGTCAAGTAAGTGCTACACACCCCATAACATCTTAGTTTTACTGTACTGAACATACCTCTATCTTGAATCTCGGGTAAAAATATCACACTGTTATTATTAATAGGAACAGTTCCTGGTGTGATTAGTTTACCGTTGCTTGCAGTAGCATATGGTGGAGGTGGAGTAGATGCCCCAAAGATAAAATAGTTAGGATACAGATTAATTGATTGTGTTGTAAACCAGTTATATGTAGCTTGATCCTGACAATTAATCCAAAATCTATTACCTTGCAAGTAGGCGTCACTGACTTCTATCAGATCATTTGCAGTTCCTACATGTAGTTTGTTGTTGACTCTCCACACATCTACCATACAAGAAAACCCATTATTAAACGCCGTTCCAATTTGATTGGGAGTGTTGGCTTTTTCGTAGTTTTGCCCGTCGTAGATTCCTTGATAAGATATGTATAACATGTAGTATTTATTAAAATGGGAAAGAACTCGTCAACGAAACAACAGGCTACCGCGTTATATATATGTAGACACAAAAATCTACGATTTCATAAACTTAAAGGAAACCTAACATGAAAAATATCGCAATCGCTCTTATCGCCTCTTTCGGTATCGCTACCGCTTTCGCACAAGCTGCCAAGCAACCAGAGAATATTGGTAAAACAGCACCGGCAGCGGCTCCTGCTCCGGCAGCTCCTGCAAAAGCTGAAGCACCAAAGACTGAAATGAAGTTGGCTAAGAAGAAGGAGGATGCTAAGGCTGCTCCCAAAGCAGATGCCACTAAAAGCCCTGGCCAGGACAAAAAGGCTGCAACAGCACCTGCTCCAAAAGCAGACGCAAAGCCAGCCGCTAAGTGAAGTAGACTATAACGATGATGACTACGGTGAGGAGTTTGATCTTCATCGTAGTTATGGTAGACCTAAACTAATTAAAGCAAAGAATCTTTGGGATAATGATACAGAATTACCCGATCATATCACTAAACGACTGGCTGAGATTAGAGAGCAAGCTCTACAAAAATTTCGAGAAACGTGCTATAATAAGGCATAAATAAAGTAGTTAGAGTTCTACTTAAAAACTCAACACTTAAACACACACATAGGAGATAAACATGTTTAACACAGCAACTTACGCCTTTATTGACGGCGTTTCAGACTTCAAAAAGAAATTCGTAGAACAAACAGTTCAACACGAAGGCATCAAAAATGCAATGAATTCATTCGTTGATGCACAAGCAAAATATACTAAATCAGCCGCAGATGCAGGAATGCAATCAGCTATGGCTTTGGGTATGATTTTCACAAGCAAAGATTTCTATACACAATTAGCTGACCAGTACAAAGCAATGGTTCCAGCTTTCAATCAAAAGAAGGCTAAGTAATTATGAAACTTTTAGGAATGCTAATAGCGTTCCTAGGTTTCTCTACAGACACCTACGGAACAGCACTAGAAAAATACATAGTAGGCAGAAACCCACAAGATGTGGGCGACATAGATCGTTTGACATACGAATTTCATCGCAAACAATCAGATTGGAGATTTCTATGAAAGAATTTTTTCGTAGTATACTTGAAGCCATTCAATCTTTTAAAAAATACAAAGCGAGTAAACTAAAATGAATCAATGGCAACCGATGACCGATGAAGATTGGGAATGGGTTAATCATGGCACATTACCAAAACCCGTTGACATTCCAGTCAACACAAAATACAATAAACACACATACACTTTTTAAGGAAAATAAAATGACAGACTTTACACCAAAACTACCCGAAGTAAAATTCAACAAGAATGGTTATGAACTCAGAACAGATATCTTAGCTATGGCTAAAGACATGGTTCAATCAGAATATTCTATGAAATTTCATGGTTGGGAAATGAGCGCCAAGCGTGACGAAAAAACAGGTCAACTTGTATCTACAGTTGAAATGCCACAGTTCCCAGGACTTGAAAAGATCCTAGAGACTGCTGGAAAGATGTACGAATTTGTTAATCAAAGTACACAGTCTAAAAAGTAATACTGTTGTATTCAAACAACAGCCCTGCTAGTCGGGGCTTTTTTGCATCCAAAATTTGACAATAATTGGATTTGGGCTTATAATACATGTATTGAATCGATAAAAGGAACTGAAATGACTGAATTTGAATCTAAGTGCTATGGTATGTCTGAGTCTGATATCCGTACACAGTACATGGAAAGCATCACTGCTAAGTTTTCTGGTCTGGAAATGGTTGTGATGGGCATCATGAGTGACTGCCAAGAAATGATGGCAATGGGCACTGGTCCTCGCTCTGTTGAACACGTTCGTAAGCAAATGAACGTTGCTAAGTTCATCCTGTCTGAAATGATGGATGCCAAGCAAGCGGCTTGACAATAAATAGGTATTGTGCTACAATACTTGTATTGAAACTGATAAACAGGACTAACAAAATGGCTCGCTTTCAACGCCCGATTCTGAACTTTATTGCCGACGATGTGTGGGCGGCAAGTTGTGCGGCTCAACGCATCAACGGTGCCTACATCAAACAGGTCCCTGTTGACCAAAAGGGTGACACCAATCGTCAAATCGTTGACATGTTTCTTGGTCAACCTGATCTGATCCAACAAGCAGACCGCGACCTCGCCGAGAAGGTTCGCACGTACTACAAAGGCTTTACCTTTAAGATCCTGAAGGGTATCAAGCTGAGTGATTTTGACAACACCGCAATGGTTATCGCTAACCGTGATACGATTGAATCTAACTATGACCTCGCTGTCATTTGTTCTCTCCCTAGTTGCTATGAACGCGGTTCCAAGCGTGACCAACTGAACCAACGACTTGATTTTGCTAACGGCGGTACCGTCGGTTTACCCGGCAATAAAATTCGCATTGAAGGTGCTGAGGTTATCAAGTGCAATTTTTCTCAACAATATAACACTCACTTTGTGTCCTGTATCACAAAGGAAGACCAAGTGGTGTTCTTTGCACTGCGCAAAGATGTACCGGTTGGTCAAGTTATCAACATCGAAGGTACTGTCAAGGTACATCGTGACCGCAACACTACTCAACTCAACCGTGCAAAGGTTTATTACTAAAATGCAAATTCAATTCAAACACAAACATCAAGTCAAAATTGCTGACCTTTTGTGGGAAGCTCAAGATGAAGCTTCTGTTAATTTGATTCTAAAAACATTTGGGCATGATGCCCGGGTAGTGTACAACATGATGATTGCATCTAGTATGGATCAAGTGACTGACACCAATCTTGCCGAACAGGCATTGAACAAGATTTTTAAGGAGTAAATATGGGACTCGATATGTATGCATACGCTGGTCGTTCCGGCCAACGTGATGAATTTTATGAGAAGGCTCAATGGAACGAAGATACTAAAGAATTTGATAGTCCGATTTCTAAACCAGTTGAACTTGCGTACTGGCGCAAACACCCTTCGTTGCATGGTTGGATGGAACAACTGTGGCAAAAACGTAATCCTGATGACGTGTCCAGTTTCAATGGTATTGAACTTGAACTAACTTGGGAAGATGTTGATGACCTTGAGCAAGCGGTTCGACATGGACAGCTTCCGTTTACTGAAGGATTCTTCTTTGGTAAGCCTGCTGATAATGTTTACTACGAAGAAGACCTCAAGTTTTGTGTTGATGCTAAGGCAGAATTGTTTTTAGGCTTCAAAGTATTTTACAATTCAAGTTGGTGATTGGGGTTGACAATAAATCGGCTCGGTGCTATAATACTTGTATAGATTGATTAAAGGACACACATGTCAGCTAGTTGGATTATCAAACTGAACGAATCAGATAGCCGTCTTCACAAAGAGGACGTTCTCAAGCAGGCTCTTGAGGCTGCTACACTTGGCAGTACTAATGCACAAGTATTTTTAGGCTTGCTCAAAGCTTGCTACAATCCATATGTTACATTTGGTGTCAAACAAATTCCCGATACTGTAGGTATAGTTGGCGCTGAGAACCCTTGGCAGGCATTTAATGAACTACTACTTCAATTATCTCAGCGCCAACTGACTGGTCATGCCGCACGTGATGCTATTCAAGAAATTGCAGAACGGTTTAACAGTGAAGAATGGAATACATTCTGTGCTCCTGTACTGCGCCGCGACATGCGGGCAGGTATCTCGTCAACTACTATCAATAAAATCTGTAAAAAGACAGACTACGAAATTCCCTTGTTCGGTTGCCAACTAGCAACTAATAGTGAGGGCCGCCCTGAAATGAAGGGCAACAAACGACTTGAGCCTAAGCTTGATGGCGTTCGTGTATTGATGACTGTTATCCCTAGCGACTTTGGGCTTACTGTAGTTAGCTATAGCCGAAACGGCAAAGTCTTTGAGAACTTTACACACATCGAAGAACAAATTTCATTGAACTGGACAACGATGGTACGTGCATGTGCCGGTGTCGATCAAGGTCGTAGTCTTATTGACGGGTTCGTACTTGACGGTGAAGTGATCGGTAACACATTCCAAGAACTTATGCGCCAAGCACGCCGTAAAACTGACGTTCAAGCGGATGACAGTGTTTTCAACATCTTTGATATTGTACCATTGAATGAATTCCGTGAAGGACATTGGAATGCTCAACTGAAAAAGCGTATTGCTTTGCTTGACAATATGCGTCCAGTAATTCAAAATATGCCTAATGTCGAATTACTACCACACATCATGGTTGATCTTGATACTGCCGCAGGCAAAGACCAACTAGAGCGTTATGCCAAAGACAACGTGAACGCAGGCTTTGAGGGTATCATGATTAAAAACATGGATGCACCTTATCTGTGTAAGCGTAGCACTGATTGGATGAAGTGGAAGCCAACTATCACGGTAGACTTAGAGGTCGTAGGTGTCGAAGAAGGCACTGGTCGCAATGTCGGGCGTTTGGGCGCACTTGTTTGTGCAGGTGTAGATGACGGAAAAGAAATCTCAGTCAACGTGGGTAGTGGGTTTAGCGATACTGACCGAGACGATTATTGGACTAACCGCAATATGGTTATTGGTCGAACTGCTGAGGTATTGTGCGATGTGATTACACAGAATCAAGATGGTACCTACAGTTTGCGTTTCCCTCGCTTTGTTAGATTTAGGGATGACAAATGAATAAAGAAAAAATTATTTCATATCAAGTACAGTGGTCTCAACCTTACACTGAATGGGTTGAAGTCAAATTAGAAGAAACGGTCGATGTAACCGATTTCAAAGAAGCAAATGAACTTATCGAAAGGATTAAAAAGTTATGATTAAGATGCTATTGATTTTTGGATTGTTATTCGCAGGGTTCTATATGGGCATACAGGCACTTAGAACATTACAAGAAAAGGAAGTCTGGGGATTGACAAAAATGATAGGGTATAGTATACTGTGTTCACTGTTGACGATTGTAGTGTTGGCTTCAATCGTTGTCGTTTTTTAAGGAATCATATGATCAATGATCGTTGGCTTAGGCCCTTGTATTTTGCATTGGGTTTTGTTTTTTGTTTTTATCTTTTTTCTACTGGAGTTATTTAAATGAATCGTTATTTTAAACTTGGCATTGTTGCCACCGCAGTTGCATTGACTTCTGCATGTACTCGTATTGAGACTGGTGAGGTCGGTGTGCGAGTTGGCTTTGACAAACAGGTACAGCCAGGTGAGCTTATGCCTGGTTCGTTCAATCAGACATTCATCGGTGATGTGCTTACATTCCCGGTCAAGGATGTTAACGTGGTCTTGGAGAATATGACTCCGGTGGCCAAGGACAACTCAACCATGAAAGACTTTGATGCTGTAGTTGTTTACAACATCAATTCACAGAATGTTGCCGAACTTTATTCAACCAAGAACAAATCGTTTCACGCTGAATTCAAAGGTGACACCTATGTAATGTACAACTATGTGGTTCAGAATGCTCGTAATGCTATCTACAAAGCCGCACGAAAGTACGAAGCATTAGACATGGCAGACAACCGCACTGACATGGAAAACTACATCAAGGAAGAAATTGTTCGCAACCTTGCTGAAGAAAAGTTGGACGGTTCGATTATGATTAGTCAGGTTATGATTCGTAATGTGTTGCCTTCTGACACTGTTGTTGAAAGTGCCAACGCATTGGTTCGTAGTAAGAACGAACTCAAGCAGAAGGAAGTTGAAGTTAAGACCGCTGAAGCTGAAAGCCGTCGTATGGCAGCATTGGCTAATAACTCAGGTGCTAGTATTGCATTCATGCAAGCACAGGCCATGTTGAATATCTCAGAAGGTATTAAGAACGGTCAAGTACAGACTATTGTGGTGCCAAGCAACTTCAATGCATTGATGATGCCTAAATAATCACAATGAATCTTGCTGACTATTTTGCACTAAACAGATATCACGGCAAGTATCAAATAGGAGACCGTATCATTGGAAAATGGCACGGTATCCCATTTGTGGGAACAGTATACAACGATAGCGTAGTCTCTGAAATTGAGGGGCCGAAGCTATCAGTGCATTCTGATTTGCCTATCAAGTATAAAGATAAGTACTATAACATTATCAACCCCAAGCACAAAGATATACGCAAACTTAAGGAAATAGGAGAAAAAGATGGTAACAATCGTAAAGCATGAATGGCATCAACACGATAGACAATATGCGATTGAACTGGATGAAGCACTGCTAAGTGAAATATATCCTGACTTGGATGAGGACGAGATTGCACAGAAACTCGCAGACATTGAATCAGGTGAAGTTGATTACGAAGAAGTTATCAATGATGCCTACGAAAATGAGGTAGAGATTGAATGGGACTTTCAATACGATGACTGCTGGACTGACCGCAAAGGTGGTTATGATGTTACCTACGAACTAGGTGATGAAGATAGTTGGCATCACGAACCCGAACCTGACCCACCAACACACAAGTGTACCAACTGCAAGTGGGAAGGTAGTGAGTATGAAGCTGATTGGCAATGGCAAGACAAAGATGGCAATGACCTAGACGAAGCTAAAAGAGTTTGTAAGTATTGCGAGAGTGATACTGAACTAACCGAGTTTGGCATTCAGAAAGAAAAAGAACGTGCCGAACGTACCGCACGTTGGGCTAAAGAAGCTGCCGATGAAGAGGAAGCTGTTCCTTGTTTCAGTTGCGGTGCAATGCATAAAGAATCTGAACTACCTGAAATCAAAGAGAGTGGTTACTACTGCCCTGATTGCAATGAAGGCTGGATTATGATGGATAGTCGGGAAGAATCTAAAGATGATTGATGATGTTGTAGGGAAAAGCCACACATTTGAAGATGGCGATAGCATAACTATCACGCAAATAAAGATACGTGATGGCGGTATACCATGGGTAACATACCAAATTCAACAAGGGCCCGGTATACCTAGAAAATTAGTAATGTCATTGATTGAATTCACTAGTACTTATGGACATTTATTTGGGATAAGTGAAGACAATTTACCTGACTTTCCTGACTAAATACTAGCTTATGAAAAAACTTTTAAGCCTTTCCAATATAACATTGTTGGTTGCACTGTCATTGAGTACAGTTGCAGCCTACTATAGTATCATTGGTTTAACTGCTATCTTTGCCGGAGCAGTTATTCCCATTATTATTATGGGTTCTATCCTAGAAGTAGGGAAGATCACTACTACTGTTTGGCTACGAAAATATTGGCATCGTGCTAGTTTGACTATTAAAATGTACTTGGTGCCGGCTGTAGTATTACTTGCATTCTTGACCAGCATGGGTATCTTTGGCTTTTTAAGTAAGGCACACACTGATCAAAGTATGATTAGCGGAGATGTGATATCTAAGATAAGTGTTTATGATGAAAAGATTAAAACAGCAAGGGAAAATATAGATGCAAATCGCAAAGCACTCAAGCAAATGGATGAGGCTGTGGACCAAGTTATGGGTCGAAGTCAAGATGAAAAAGGTGCGGACAAAGCAGTTGCACTACGTAGAGGGCAAGCCAAAGAACGCACTAGATTACTTTCTGAGATTACAGCCGAACAGAAAGTTATTACCCAACTTAGTGAAGAACGGGCACCCATTGCCGCTGAGGTCCGCAAGGTTGAAGCAGAAGTAGGACCGATAAAGTATATTGCCGCGTTTATTTACGGTGATAACCCTGATACAAATTTATTAGAAGCCGCTGTACGCTGGGTAATTATTCTTATTGTTATTGTTTTTGATCCATTAGCTATTGCACTTGTATTGGCTGCTAACTCAAGTAGAAAATGGGATGAAGAGGAAGAAATTATTCCCTTACCTGTAGCAGAAGTTGATGAAAAGCCTACAGTAGAGGATTTGAAACCTGAAATAGAAAAGCCAGTTGAAGAAGTAAAAAAGTCAGGAATGACGTTTGTTGATCCAGGTGAACATCCACAAGATCAATTTGATATGGTCGTTGAAAACAAAGTAACCGATATCGAATTACCAGAACCTAGCGAACTACCCAAAATAGAACCTGAAAAATCTATACTAGAACAACATCCATATTTAACTGCAGGGTTCGATCATTTCAAACATTTAGAACCAATGGTGTATAAACCAGCAACAAACATTGATAATGTTGACATTACAAATGATGAATTAGAAGCAACCGCATCATCTGATATAAGAATATCGTCAGATCCGGTGTTTAAGGAAGTGTCCGAAGGGTACGTTATATATGATGGCAAGATGATATCGAAAGATGCATTAAAAGAAATGAAACCGCAGTTATTTAAGTTGACTGCTGATTCAGGTGTACCGGTGTCCACTAGCTTTGGCACACAATTCCCCAGGACAGCACATAAAGGTGATACATTCATTCGTGTCGATACACTTCCTAATCGTGTATTCAAGTTTGATGGCAAACGTTGGTTTGAAATTAACAAAGACACTGTTGATGCGTACTTGTATGATGAAAACTATATCAAGTACCTGATTGCAAAGATTGATAACGGTGAGTATGATTTAGATTTGTTGTCAGATAAAGAAAAAGAACAAATCGAACATTACCTTAATTCTAGCAAATGAATAAGATTAGCAGTATAATATTATACTGCTAATTTTTTACGATATATAAATAATGAACCAAGAAAACAACAAACTAGACCATTGTTCCTTTTGTGGTAACCACAAAGACGTAGTTAAAAAACTTATCGTAAGTGAGTCAGTAGCAATTTGCAGTGATTGTATCGACCTTTGTACGCAACTTATAAAAGATGATGTTATCGTTGAGATAGACAAAAATTCTTTCCCAAATTTAGATCCAATAGAAATCAAAGCATACTTAGACAAATACGTTATCGGTCAAAGTGCCGCTAAAATGGTACTAAGTGTTGCTATTGCAAATCATTACAAACGAATTGAGAATCCACCTAAGGATTTAGAAATTTCAAAAGGTAATATTCTATTAGTAGGCCCAACTGGTTCAGGCAAGACTTTACTAGCTAAGACTGTTGCTAAATTCTTAAACGTTCCCTTAGTTGTTGCTGACGCAACCAGTCTTACCGAAGCAGGATATGTAGGTGATGATGTAGAGTCAATGATTAGTATGTTAGTCAATGCGGCAGGCGGTGATGTAAAACTTGCTGAAAAGGGAATTGTATTTGTTGATGAAATTGATAAGATTGCTCGTAAATCTGAAGGTGCCAGTATAACACGTGACGTTAGTGGTGAAGGTGTTCAACAAGCATTGCTTAAACTTGTTGAAGGCACAGTATGTCGCATTCCTGCAAGTGGTGGTAGAAAACATCCCGGTGGTGACATGTTAGAAATCAACACAAAAAACATTTTGTTTATTGCAGGCGGTGCATTCGTTGGTTTAAAAGATATTATCAAGTCTCGCAAAAAAGGTACCACTATTGGCTTTGGTGCAGAAATTAAATCAAGTGACGATCAAGTAAGCTTAGAACAAGTTACTCCAGATGATCTTACACGATTTGGTATGATTCCTGAATTCATTGGTCGATTTACTACTACAGTGTCACTAGCAGATTTAGACAAAGAGCAATTATTAAAAGTACTGACCGAAATCAAAAATAACTATATCAGTCAATATCAATATCTATTTGAAATCGACAATGTGAAGTTAGACTTTTTAGATGAAGCATTGGAACAACTTGTAGATAATTGCTTAAAACTAAAAACAGGTGCACGTGGGTTACACACTGAGATTGAAAAAGCACTGATGCCTCATATGTACAATCTCAAGCAGTATAGTAAAAATAACATAAAAGAAATATCTATTTCTAAAAATATGGTATTAGAACCTAAATCACTTCTGTGACCTAAAAACTTTTATTATTTTACGCAATCTGATATAATAAATACATGTTCAGATGCCGATGGTCGGGTCTGAAATCAAACGTCATACTTGCTTAATAGGAGAAAAACATGACAAAAACTTTATCCCTTCGTTCCCTCGACATTCCGTCAATTCACAAATTTGGTATCGGTTTCGATAACATGTTTGATGAGTTAATGCGAATAAATGCGCAACAATCTTTAAACTATCCCCCATACAATATCGTTAAACAAACAGAAGACACTTTCTACATTGAAGTTGCTACTGCTGGTTTCCGTGAAGGTGAGGTACACATCAATTTAGACAACCGCCTGTTGAGTATTAAAGGTCGCATTTCACGTGATGAAGAAGGCGCGCAAGAGTACTTGCATCGTGGAATTAGCAGCCGAGACTTTGAACGTGAATTCACACTTGCTGAACATGTTGAAGTTATCAATGCTAGTCAACAAGACGGCATTTTAACAATCTATTTGGAACGCAAAGTTCCAGAAGAAAAGAAGCCAAAATCTATTGCTATTAATTACACTAAATAATATAATGTAATAGTGTGTGCGGTCACCCCGATCGCACACTTTTTTGAAAGAAAAAAATGTCTAAAACAGATACTAAAGTAAAAATCAAACCAAACATAGGTCTTCAAGAACCTCCTCTATTTAAAATCATTTATATCAATGATGATGTAACTTCTATGGAATTCGTTGTAGGATCACTAGTTGATTATTTTAACTATACCTCAGATTCCGCAGTGAACATTACACAGAATATTCATAATGACGGAAGTGCAGTAGTAGCAATTCTGCCTTATGAAATTGCAGAACAAAAGGGTATTGAAGTTACTTTAGATGCTAGAGCGCAAGGATATCCTTTACAGGTAAAAGTAGAAGCAGAAATTTAAACTTCTATGTCTATTCTTTTAGCCCAGTAAGGATTTTTCTTATTGTAAGGGTTAGACAAATAGTTGATACTATCTAGTTTGGTGTCAACTATTTTTCCATATGAGCCATATGCCCAATGAGATATTTTTGATTCTAAATCAGCAAGTAATATCATTGTTAGCTCTGGTAGTATTTTTGCATCAGCAGGAACTTCCCCAAAGTATAGTTTTTCGTTAGGGACACCGTTTGTTAACATTAGGATCTTTTTAACATCTAAATGTTTTTGTAGTTTTTCGATAGAACTCTTTAGATAAATTAGATCCTCAAACCTACTTATACTATGTTTTTCTTCAAAATCATTTTCTACTTCTCCACCATACCAGCCCGGGCACCCTAATATGGCGACACCATCAATTATAACAACATGATGGTGCAATAATGCAACGTTTCTAATTTTCTTACAGACACGGGAAATCTCTTTAACTCGACTATCATAGTCTTCTATACCTTCGAATTCTAACGAACCCGGGGTATAGAAAACTCCCTGATAAAACCTAGTTAAATGACTTAACGTTAATGCAATAGTCCTAATGTCATTACTGATATTTCCAGCAATTACACAATACAAACTTGTTGCTTTATTTTCCCAATTAAAACTATCATTAGGTGATAGATTCAAGTCACTTATTAAGTCAAACCCAATTTTCATCTATTATTTAGCAACAGTCATTGTAGGTGCTTTTTTCACACGCGGCTTAGCAGGTGCTTTTGCAGGTGCTTTTGCAGGTGCTTTTGCAGGTGCTGCCGGTGCCTTCTTTGCTCTGGGTTTTGCTTGACGTTTCGCTTCGACTGGTTCCGCTACTGGTGCAGTAGCCTCAACTCGGTCATCGGCTGACTTGCCGACTTCAACAGGCGCTTCTACTACTGGTTCAACCTTTGCAGATTCTACTACAGGTGGCACATCTACCTTGTAAGGTGCCCCGTTTGTTGCTTCTTTGACTAGCTCTTTATCACGGAAAAAGAAGTACCAAACTCCAACGGCTGCTACAGCCAATATAATAACTAATTCCATTGTATTCTCCTAAAAAGTAATTAACATAGTATTTAACGGTACACGTAGAATACTAAAATTTTATACTAAATACAATATGCCGAAATCTAATACACTTCTAGATTTGATGTCCGAGGATCTTCCCAATAGAACATTCCAAAAGAAATTGCGCTATAGGACAAGTGAGAGAGAAGTTTTGGCATTGTTTAAAGTCATAAACAAAGAAATTTTCAATAACAAGTTACCTATTCCCAAGATAGAAGTCATGCCAAATTGTAGGACGTATTGGGGATTGTGTTCGGCAAATGCGTTGGTATTGCATTCTGACAAGACAAAATCAAACTGTACGATAAGACTAATGGATAAATGGTTTTGCAAACAATGGCTTATCACTACACTAGCACATGAAATGTGTCATCAATATCAATGGGATGTGATCGGGTATCAACGTTTAAAAGAAGGCCGTGATCCTCTTATGAGTCACGGTCCCACTTTTTTCATATTCCGTGATAAGTTAGCCAAACGCGGCATATCTCTAAAAAGATCACATGGGATGCGCAGGTGGTTTCGTCATCAAAACTTATTTAAGTGTTAACAAGCATAAATACTCATTATGCGTGAATACATCAATCTAATCCAACAACTATCCGAAGGTACGGGCATTGTCGGTCTAAGTGCCGGCGAAATCATAAAATATGATGCTCGTTTTAAAAAATTTATAGAATACATAGAAGGTAAAAAACCCTTTACCACAGTAGACGGGGACAAAGTTATCGTTGATCCTAGAGAGGCAAGACGCTTCTTAAATTTAAGAGCACAAGATATGTTCAAGGGTAGCTTAAAAGCAAGACTATCTGACGGAGACGAGATAGCCTTGAGTAGTCTAGCCAAAACAAAAGATTTTGGTGGCGCTGCACCTGAAGCCGGACAAGATCCTAGTTCCGCAGGCAAAGAAGCACTATTAGTAAAACCAGGTCAAATTGGAATTGTAGATCAAAATTATCCAGCAGAAGATTTTTATGACGTTATTGCAAGTAACCCAACATTATCCGGTACTGACTATGGACAAGTAATTCAGCAATTGGCTCAATATATCGTTTCAGGTGAATACGTTATGTTGCCTCAGGAATACAAGGGAGCGGCAAAAGAAAAAGTACGTAAAGCAATTGTTGATTATGCCGGCGAATATCTAGGTGTATTGGCGTTACTGTACAATCGTAGTCGCTTCCCACGTAAAGCACAATTTCAAGAATGGTTGGGCGGAGATATCAATCAAATTTCATTAAATTTTCCTAGCAAAGCAAACAATAATCTTGCTGATAGTTTTGCTACACTTACTAATAGTACTACAAATCACACATTGAATATTTCTAGTAAAGGAACCGGGGGCGGCGCAGCTCCTGCTATCTCGGGTCTTGTAATCCCTGAACATGTTAAATCAGATCCTAACTATGCAACTGTTGTTGAAATGATTGACATTTGCAAAAATGATTCTGTGTTAATGTCCATTTTTAATCTGATGGATTTAATTTACAGCGTAAATCCAAAAGCAATCGATGAGAGATATCATCCGTTCTTGCCGTTCTCGCAAAAAGAACCTAAATTACCTGCACTATGTAAGCAGAGTAATGATTCTAGAAAATCAGCAAATCCTATAGGCATACCTAAAAAATATAAGTCATTGTGGTCTAATGTTACTGGTGGTGGAACTGAAGGCGGTAAAGTATTATATGGTATTAGAAAACAAGTTGATGAAGCAATCAATAAGAAAGATGCTATTCCTGAATTCAAAGACGCTATCTTGCAGATTTTGGAAATGAACTTCATCCAACAATATTGTGACTACAAGGCCGGCGAACTAACATTTGCAACTCAATGGCCCGCAAAACTAGACGGCAAAATTAGCTTGGAGAACAAAGCAAGTACTACTGACCCGTTATCAAATGGATTCAGTTTTAAATTGGGCCGTACTGATAATAGTGTAAGCTCAGAACCCGGTGATGAAACTGTAGCTGATCCGGATACTGGTTTGGATACCGATGATGATTTCATGTCCAAAGCAGATAGCCTAGCAGGTGGTAGTGCTCCCAAAAAAGCAAAATCAAAAACCTCAGCACCCGAAGTGGGCAACGTTGGGCGCAAAAAACGTTGACATTTCATAAACTTCCTGTATAATAGTAATTATTTTATACAAAGGAAGTTTATGAGTCTAGTCCCTATCGTTTTGGAACAAACAGCCCGCGGTGAGCGTAGTTACGATATTTACAGTCGATTGTTACGTGACCGTGTTATCTTGCTTGAGGGCGAAGTACACGACCAAATGGCAAACTTAATTGTTGCCCAATTATTATTCCTAGAGAGTGAAGATAGCGGAAAAGATATCAGCATGTATATCAATAGTCCCGGTGGTAGTGTCACTGCTGGTATGGCAATCTATGACACTATGCAGTTTATCAAGCCTGATATTCAAACTATTGTTATGGGACAAGCATGTAGTATGGGTAGCCTGTTAGCACAAGCAGGAGCTAAGGGTAAACGAATGATGTTGCCAAACGCACGACACATGATTCACCAGCCAAGTGGTGGTGCTCGTGGTATGCAAAGTGACATTGAAATTTCATACAAAGAAATCACATATCTTAAAAAGCGGTTGACCGAAATCTATGTCAAACACAATAGTGCCGGCAAGACATACGAAGAATTCGAACGTGACATGGACCGAGACAAATTCATGAGTGCTGAGGAAGCACTTGAGTACGGCTTGATTGATAAAATCATCGAAACACGCGGTTGACAATAAATCCAAGGTGTAGTATACTATCTTCAATTGGAGATATTATGCCTTGGATTCAAAACGTAGCAAAGAGCGATATTGCAAAGGGGTTTCACATCAACCCCGGAGAGAACGCCATGCTCATTCAAATCGTTGACCCACCTGGAGACTTCCCTACTCCAAAGCACACTTTCAAAGAAGTGCATCAATTTCAATTCCTTGACATTGAGGAGCACGACTTTGCATTGGATGAAGAAATGCGTTGCAGTCAAGAACAAGCCAACCAGCTTGTTGCACATTTACAACATGCATTAACTAACCACATGAATGTCATTGTTCATTGTGTCGCCGGTGTCTGCCGTAGCGGTGCAGTTTGTGAGGTAGGCGTCATGCTTGGCTTTGACGACACCGAAGCATTCCGTAGTCCTAACTTGTTGGTCAAGCACCGCATGATGAGGTGCTTGGGCTGGACTTATGATGCTGACGAACCACACACCATCAACGGTGTAACTACCGATTGGGGCTTTACCCTCCCCAAAGAGCGTGAAGGCGATATCTAGCCAAAGGTTGACAATAAATCACTTTGGCTATACAATAGAATCTTAGACAGTTAACTAAAGGACTTAAAATGACATTGCAAGAAATCAATCGTGCTATCATCGCAGGCACTTTCTCTAATGAAGACCTGAATTCTATCGGGGATGCTATCAAGTTTGCCCGCAGTCAACTTGCTGCCAAAGCCAAGTTTACATTCCGTGCAGGTTCACAAGTAAAATTCACTAATTCCCGATCTGGTCACATTGTGCTAGGTACTGTTGAAAAGGTCAATCGTAAATTTATCATCGTCCGTGAAAACGGCAAAACATTTGGTGGTAACTGGAGAGTGCCCGCTAACATGCTAGAGGCTGTATGAAATATTTTCTAATTGTTTTGTTGGTAGTTGTTCTCCTTGTTTTAGGACCTCTACTGACTATTTGGTCACTGAATACATTATTCCCGGCACTGGCTATTCCATATAGTTTAGAAACTTGGGCGGCAGTAATTATTCTTGGTGGTGTATTTAAAAGTAATGTGAGTAATACAAAATGAGTAAAGTAAACGAATTGTATATGGATATCGAATTGATGTTAGAGCAGGGTACCCACCCCTCAACAATCTCCGCAGTACTTGACGTACCGGTTTCTTGGGTTTATGAGGTGTTAGAAGATGCCGAAAAATCCGATGAAGATTTTAGCCCCTTTAAAACAGTCAACAGTTAATACTGTAGTATTACTTTTTGGCGAACTAAAGTATTCATTTTGATGCCATAGGAACGCTAGGACCGATACTTTTTGCAGGAATGCATCTTGATACAGTTCTAGCGTTTTTACCAAAAGTTGACAATAAATGGGTTTGGGTATATAATACATACATAGACAGTTAACTAAAGGACTCGAAATGACCAAGCAATTTGTACAAGTTAGTGCCCACAAAGACAGCAACAACTTTGCCCACTGTAGCAACCTGAGCCTCATGGCAAATGAGGGTATGACTGCCGAACAAGCCCTGCGTAAATTGCAGGTCATGGCTGATGAATATGCACTGAACGGATACACAATCGAGTGGATCCGCGAAGATTTCGATTCCGTATACGAGGAAATGTACGGCGAATTGTTTGCCTAAATTTGACAATAAATGGATTTGGGTATATAATACATACATAGACAGTTAACTAAAGGACACAAAATGCAAGTCGCAACAGCAATCAAACACATTGAAAAAGAGTCAAAATTCTTGGGTATGGGTTTCTTGGAAACTATGAAGTTCATCCAAAAGAATCCTCTTGCACAGCCCCAAAAAACCATTGATGCATACCGTGTTATCATGGCAGAAGGCGCCAAAATGTTTGCCTAAAAAGGTTGACAATAAATGGATTTGGGTATATAATAGAATCTTAGACAGTAAAGAAAAGGACTTGAAAATGCGTACAAAAACTGTGATTGACGGCTTCAAAAATTCTCAAAAATTCCGTATTATTTTCAAAGGTGATGGTTCTGAAAATGATGTTGGTTTCTATATGACAGTCAAACAAATGACCGAGCAATTTGCTACAGTTAATGCCCGCACACTTTGCTGGGATGCTATGCTTAAATTGTCTTATTTGCGTTATGAAGCCAAACGTAAAAACG